ATTAGGGCCCCACAGGCAATCACAATAAGTGAGTCTTAAAACCCAACTAAATGGAAGAGATGACTATGTCTGCTCGAAATAGAACTAGGAGTATCAATGGACCACCAGGTGAGTTCAAGTCAGCAACGGGAGGCGTTCTAAAGAACAACTCCTATGGCTTTTCTGGAACTATGTCTGATTGGAATCCAGGATACCCTTATTCGACCATGCTTATGACTAAGCATGAGGTACAAGGTGGTCGTATGGACGGCGATTTCTATTGGACTAAGTCCAATTATATCGGTCGATATACGAATTATCCTTGTTACGCATCGAGAAGTATTAGTCATGCGTCAGTGGTATTGGAAGGAAGCTATTATCCTGTTAATCAGGCAATAGCGAACTCTCATCCGGGGGCAACCCCTAATGAGAAAGGTGGCACAAGTGCTACCTCCGTTCCAAACTTCATCTTCGAACTTAAGGACGTTCCGGACATGTTAAAACATGCATTCGGACGTGCAAAAGCTTTGAAGAATGCGGCTGAGAATAACGGTAAAACCGATATTATCGACCACTTGAAGTCCCCTAAATCCATAGCTGAAGATTGGCTAAACTACCATTTCGGGTGGGCTCCGTTAGTTTCGGACCTACACGATATTGGTGGCTTGGCTGACTTCGCTAAGAAGAAACTAAAGTTTCTTCGTGGACACGAGGGTATCATAACGCGGAGAAGAGACCTTGGTTCAAAGACCGGCCGTGGCGTCATAACAAATGAATGGTATGATGACCGTGGTCCTAAAATCTTTGGCACACGTACTACAATCGCGAACGAAAGTTCATGGGTTGTCAGTAAGTGGCGAACCTCAACTCCTACTCTAAAGGCTATGGAACAAAACCAACTATCAGCTCTCCTTTCAGCAGGTGGGTTCTCGAATATCGCTTCCAACTTTTGGAATGCGATACCCTGGACCTGGTTGTCTGACTGGTTTGTTGATGTTGGCGCTACCTTGGATGTGTACAGTAATTATTTTGGCGTTACTTTTGTGAACGCCCAAATAATGACACACCTCGAGAGACGTTCCACCGTTATCCCGAACCCCGACCAGAAATTTTATGTTATCCCTGGTTGTGGTCAGGTAACGTGTATCAGCACCTCCAAAAGGAGAGACTGGTACAGCCCTACCATTGGTTTCCGTCCAGGTACTAACCTGTTCGGAGCATCCCACCTTGCTACTCTTGCTTCTCTTGCTGTGACGCGAGGGAAAGGGAGTAGTACTTTCTAATCATGACGAAGGAAACTGTCATGTCTTTCACTGATCCACTGAGTGTAACTCTTCAGGGTACTGCCCGTTCACTGGCTCGTATTGATGCCGGTAAGGGACAATCGGAATATTCTTATACCGATGCTACCATGAAGGTTACGATGGTTATTCGTAACAATTCTCAGAAACCCGATGCTAATGGACGTACCAAAGAAAGGCACACCATTTCGCTTCGGCAGACGATTTTTGCTACGGCAACCGTTCCGGAGTTCGTTCGCCAGTGCTCAATCACCATTGAAAATTACTTTGGTGATGATGTCACTGCTTACGACGATCTTGCTATTGCTGTTGCCGCTATGGCAACATCTGGCAATGTCGCGAAGCTTGCTAACTTTGAAAGTTAAACTTTCAAGTTATTAACTTCGCCTCCTCCAGGCTTCATACCTGGCTCAGTTGATCCTTCAAACCAATCCTGAAAAATGTAAGGAAAGATAATGAAGGAATCAGAGAAAAAGAAGATCCTTTCGATTTTCGAAGCACTCCGTATGGATGTGGAAGAAATCGTAGGTCTTCAAAGTGGTGAGTTAGCGGGTGATTTTAGTATGATTGCCCAATCTGCTCAATCCCGGGGGTTTGAGAGGATATTCCTCTTGCGCCTCCCTGAGCTATGCAATGACTTTGAAAGATCATTGGATAGTGGACTTCTTTGGTTTTCAGATGGTGAGTTCGTGCGTAAGCATGAATTAACTATACTGAAGCCTTTGTTGTCCAGGATATTCGCAGACACTAACTTTATCATGGATGAAGCTTGCCCGGAAACTATTCTTTGCTTTCGCCAGATTCTAAGAATCTTTAAAAAGTTCAGAATTGATTCCCCGAGTGAGAGAAATCAGGAGAAAATCCGTGAATTCATCTCAATCGAATGCGAGCTCCCTAACCCATATTTCAATTGGGGTAGGGTTGACCTTCTTCGTCCTGGTGTCTACCCTTCTCTTAATGAGTTGGGTGACTTCGGACTTTGTGGAGAAGGTCACTCTTGTCGACAGACTTGCTGGTGTGAAGGAAGCCTCAAAAGAGACCTTTCCTTCATCCAACACGTCGCGGATAGACTTTGTAAGTCCTTCCACATCGACAGGCGTAGCTTCAACCCAAAACACGGACCAGGAGCCGTCTCAGAAAAGTTTAAGAGCTCAAAATTTGAGTTTCCTAGCTGGCCTGAGAGACTAGACAAAGTCTTCCCATTCTCTGAATGGGGTGTTGTGAACTCCCTTAATATTCCTTTTGAGGAAGATCGGGAAAGTTCGCCTGCAAAGCTGATTGGTGTACCTAAGGATTATAAGGGTCCGAGGCTAATTGCCTCAGAACCTATATCCTCACAGTATATCCAACAGGGGATTATGTCATGCATCAGAATCGGACTAAAGAAATCCGTCTTGAGGCATTGTTATGATCCACTTTCGCAGCAACATTCAAGAGACTTAGTCCTGGCTTCCTCCGTTGATAGGTCGTTTTCTACTATTGACCTATCTTCGGCTTCTGACCGTTTGTCCTGTTGGCTCGTAGAGCGGATTTTTAGGATGAATCCTAAATTTCTTATCGCTCTCAATGCTGCGAGGACACCGGAAGTTTTACTTCCGGATGGTGAGAAGTTGTGGCAGAGAAAATTCGCTGCCCAAGGAGCCGCCTTTACGTTCCCTGTTCAATCACTAGTCTATGCGATAATCTGCATAGGTGTTATCTACTCGTCGAATCCGACGGCTAGATATAGTGACGTAGCAAGGAAGGTCCGGGTATTCGGAGATGATATTATCATCCCAACCGAGTACTTTTCTAGGGTCTCAAGGGCTTTGGAAGCACTTTTCCTCAAGGAAAATCTCCTTAAATCCTTCTCTGAAGGATTCTTTAGAGAATCTTGTGGAATGGACGCATATAAGGGTCACAATGTGACACCTGTATCCGTACTAGAGTTATACAACCCTAGGTCTCCCGACTCAACAAGTTCCGTTGTAGACTCCTCAAACAACCTTTATCTTAAAGGCTTTATGAGGACAAGCAACGTACTGCAGGAACTAATCCCGTGGAAAATCCGAAAGGACATTCCATTTGTTGAGCCTGGGACACAAATCCAGCTTGCCTTCTTCGGTTCCGGTAAAACCAGGCTGAAGAAGCGTTGGAACGTGCTTTGGCACACCAACGATAGTCTTATCCTTACAGTAGAAAGTAAGGTTACTAAGACTAATCCTGCTGGACTCAATCGACTAAACCAGTGGTTTCATGAGAAACCTGCACCTGACGTACGTTGGGTGTCTGGCGAAGTCGTGAGAGTGAAGGCACGTCACCGCCTTCGGTGGGTTCCTAGCTTCACGCTAGGACGTCGTTACGACGATAGAGA